GGAATCCATCGAACAGACCTTTAACGGACAAGCCGATTTTGGTCGCCGGGTCACTTGCACCATCAGTCGCAATGGTGATTTGGCTTACCGCACCTACCTGCAGGTCACTCTCCCTGAAATCAACCAGGCGATGAAGAACTCTGCCGATGCTGGTGTGTGGGCCCGCTGGCTCGACTTCCCTGGTGAGCAAATGATCTCCCAGGTTGAAGTTGAAATCGGTGGTCAGCGCATTGATCGCCAATATGGTGACTGGATGCACTTGTGGAATCAGCTCACACTCTCCAAGGAGCAAGAGCGCGGTTACTACAAGATGATCGGTAACACTTCCCAGCTTACCTTCGTCACTGACCCCTCGTTCTCGTCGGTTGATGGTCCCTGCGCTTCCTCGGCCCCCGTCCAGGTGTGCGAGCCCCGCAATGCTCTCCCCGAAACTACCCTCTATGTTCCCTTCCAATTCTGGTACTGCCGAAACCCCGGACTTGCCCTCCCCCTCATCGCTCTTCAATACCACGAAGTCAAGATCAACCTTGACATCCGCCCTATTGATGAGTGCTTGTGGGCCGTTGGTGAGCTCTCCTGCTCTGATGCCGTCAGCAAGCGCGTGACCTCGGCCTACAACCAGTCCCTCGTCGCCGCCTCGCTCTATGTTGACTACGTGTTCTTGGACACTGATGAGCGTCGCCGTATGGCACAGAACCCCCACGAATACCTCATCGAACAGCTTCAGTTCACTGGTGATGAATCCGTCGGTTCGTCCTCCAACAAGATCAAGCTCAACTTTAACCACCCCTGCAAGGAGTTGGTCTTTGTTGTCCAGCCTGATGCCAATGTTGACTACTGCTCGTCCCTTACCTGCGGAACCACCCTCTACCGCACGCTCGGTGCCCAACCCTTTAACTACACTGACGGCATTGATGCCCTCCCTAACTCCATCATGGCGTTCGGTGCTAAGAACGAAACCGTTGCCGGAGACTTCGTGTCTGGCTCTGGTCTCTTCCACGACCCTGGAGCCATCGATGTCACCTCCAACGGCGACTGGGGATCTCCCTTCACCCAAGGTGGAGGAAACACCGTTACCACCTCCGGTGTGTCCGATGCCGGCGCCTTTGTCTTGTCCGAATGCTCCCTCGACATGCACTGCTGGGGTCAGAATCCCGTTGTCACCGCTAAGCTCCAACTTAACGGCCAAGACCGATTCTCCGAGCGTGAAGGTACCTACTTCGACCTCGTCCAGCCTTACCAGCACCACACCCGTAACCCCGACACTGGTATCAACATCTACTCCTTTGCCCTCCGCCCTGAAGAGCACCAGCCCTCGGGCTCTTGCAATTTCTCGCGCATTGATAACGCCACTCTCCAGCTGGTCTTGTCTAACGCTACCGTCCAGGGTACCAGCACCGCCAAGGTTCGCGTGTATGCCACCAACTACAACGTGCTCCGCGTGATGTCCGGTATGGGTGGTCTCGCTTACTCCAACTAAACGTAAAAGATATAGTGTCTTTTACACAAAAAGTATTTTAAAATTTATCAATAACAATAAAAATAAATATAATTTTTATTGTTTTAACTCATCATTCTTGCGTTTTATTTATCCTATTTTAATTTTATCCTATTGTTTAATTTTATCATAAGGAACATTATACCAACTAATAAAATTATCAATATCAGTAATTCCATGATTATACTCCTTAGAACAACTAAGTAAATTCACATTATATACAATTGGTGTTGTATTTTCATAAATAATTCGATTATTCAACGTTAATAAATAAGTTTCATCAACTTTAATCATATCAAAAATATTATCATAATTTGGTTCTACATTTCCCAAAAAAATATTTTGTTTTGTTGTAATTAAACCACTCTTCCATTTGTTTGTTTCTCTCAAAAAAATATTAGTCACACTTTTTTCTAACGCATTATATCCTCCTCGAACTAAAAAAGACATCTTGTTACTTGTTATTAGGTGTATATTATTAAATGGTTTTAATAATATAATAAGTTTAATCTGATACAAAAAAGTTCAATTCAATGTTCGTTGTGATGTTATTTTTTCCATTGTTTTATAATTCACTATATTAAAATCAATATAATTATATAAATTTTTCTTACTAAAATCGTGTTGTTCTTGAAAATTATAATTCAAATCAATATCATAATTAAATAATTGTCTATTTTCATAAATAATAGCATTATTTACCATTAATGTATTCATATCATCGTATTTAATCATTTCAATTCGGTTATCTCTTTCAGCATCAATATTAATTTTTGTACCATTTACCATAACAACACCTCTATTCCATATAGTTGTCTTTCGCAATGAAACATTAATAATATGTTTATAAAATGCGTCATAACCACCTTTTAACATGAATGACATTTTATTACTATTAATATAATAATATAAATTTATTTATACTATTTTATTAAATACATAATATACATATAATATAAAAAATGTCTGCAATCTTTAAATATTTATTAAAGTATGAAGAACCATGGTGTAAAAAAATGGGTTATTTCAATCCATATATAGATAAATTTACAACGCATTTGACAAATAAAATGCCATTTTACGATAAAGGTTGTTATAAACGTTATCCTCGCTTCAAGCATGTTTATGATAAATTATGGATTGTTAAAAGTCAAGGTTTAGTCGGTGGTCGTTTAGAAAAACTTAAAGGAAGTGAAGATAAAGTGGATTATCCTATTTTTATCAAACCTCGTTGGGGGCATTTAAGTGCTTCATCCAAAAATTGCTTCAAAGTGAAAGATGCTGATGAATTAAGGAAATACGTCGATTATGAATACATGATGTGGTCTGAATTTATTGATGCGACTGAATGTATGACTGATTTTATTTTATTGCAAGGTAAAATAGTCCATCAAATTACATATCAATATTCTGATAAACAAAATGGATTCAGTGATGATTGGAAACTAGTCTCGCCTGATTTACATCCGCCATCTAATGTTGTTGAATGGGTTAAAACACATATGAAGGATTTTACCGGTATTGTAAACGCACAATATCGCGACAATAAAATTATTGAAATCAGTTTACGTTTAGCGCGTGGCGGTGCTTACTTACTAAGCACTGAAAATTCTCCGCTTATCAAAAATATCAATAATATTTTCTTGAAAAAACAATGGAATTTTAATTTAACTGATGAAATGAAATTCAAACCTTTTTATGTTTACAAATGCTTCACTACTTTACCTATTATTTATTTATTTCCGCAAAAAATGGTGGATTGGTTTATGGAAAATCATACATCACGCCCGTATTATGAATATTATTTTGAACCAGTCGGCACTACTGGTATGGTATTTTTTCAATTTATGGATGATAATTTTGAAGAAGGTATGAAAACCAAGAAAAAAATAGAAAAAATATTTAATATTGCTCAACTTGTCATGTATTTTCTCATTTTTACTGCTATTTATTTGTTATGCTTTACAAATTGGTCACATCGTTTTCTCTTCTTGGGTATTGTTATCTTTATATTTTTAATGCGTGTGTTTAACCCTATTGTTATAAATTATAAATTGTATAAAGGGCAAAAACAATCTCTCTTCCACGAAGGGCCTACGAAGGATACCAATGATGATATAGAACCTTTTGATAATAATTAGGTTGTAATGATGATATATTTTGTAATGATGATATATTACATTATACAAAATTCACTGCGGATACATTCAAAATCATCCGTTGACCGAAACATATTAATAATCTCCGCACTACTATATTTACCTTCAATTTCTGGTAATATTGTTTCCAATGGCATAACAATATTCCAAAACTTCTCAATCATTTTTGATATATCATAACAAGTGCACTTTTTAAAGTTGATTTTAATATCAATTCTACCTGGGCGAATAAGTGCTTTATCCAAAACATCTAATTTATTTGTCGTCATAATAAGAATACGTCCGCTGCACTCATGAATTCCATCTAACATATTCAATAAATAGGATAAATTATTATTATATTTTGTTTGTGAAACACTTGACGTTGAATTCGTCATTTTCAAAAATTGGTTTAACATATCATTCTCTTTTCCTTTTTCAATATTTACAAAATTTGTATCATTTAATGATGAAACTGATGATGTATCTGACCCCGTGCCCGTGCCCGTGCCTGCGCCTGCTTTTTTCAAATCGCGATCTTTCACTACATCACCTAGCGCATCTATATCTTCAAATATCAAAATACGTTGATTTTGAGGAATAATATGTGTATCATCTAATTCTTCCTTATAAATAATATTCTGTAATTTCGTAAAATCCATTGCATCATTTAATTTTATATCAATACCATGACGTCCTGTATGATTCATTAATTGTTTAATAAAACGCGTTTTCCCACAACCTGGTTCACCATGTAATAAAATACCCAAATTATAAGGAATACCTTTTTTTAAGTACCATTCTTTATTCTTCAAGAAAAAATCTATCTTTTTAATGATAGTATCCATATCCTGAAAATAACTATTTTCAAACCGAATAGATGAATCCCATTCAACTGAATCTATAGTCAATCCATTATCTTTTTTCTTGGTATTATTCTTATTTGTTTCTGTGGATTCACTTACAACATTTATAAATAATTGTTTTTCATTCGAAATATGTTTCAAATATTCTTTGTATTCTTTCACTTTTTCATCTATCCATTTTTGTAAATAGGACAGCGAGTGTTTATATGAAAAAATAATCAATGTATTGTATTCAACCACAACCATATTATTTGTTTCAATATTTCGGCTTTTTTCTTTCTCTTCATTCTTTATTTTACCATGAATACACTCTGTTAATTTAAACTCTTTTACCTGATCCACTAAATATTCACTTCGTTTTTCCATATCATCCCAATCAAAATCAGCATCTTCACGCAAACGATAAATTGTTTCATTATGTTTTGCCAAAAAATGCATAATTGCCCGAAACCGAATAGACCGCGTTCGTAATTCCGACTTAATTACAATCGTATTTTTCTTATTTTCATTCCATTGTGTAATATACTTAAAAATATAATTAGCATCGGACGTGTAGAAGAGAAATAAAAAAAAGAGAAGAATAGAAAAATCTAAAAATATAATTCCTGTTTTCATTGCTTCAATAATGCCGGATGCTTGACCCATGATTAATGGAATAACAAAATATTCAGGCGACATGTTTTGTTATTCACTACTAATAACTATACTAAATTAAATTTAAGTCTATTTAACAATATATTATGCTTTCATTTTTTACATCTCATTAAAGAGCCGATTCATATTCATCACTTCCGGCTTATCATCATCTTTATTAAACAATTTATGAATCAACACATTATCGCGGAAGCGGACGCTATAATTCTGTTGGAGTTTATTGCGCCCTACTCTTCCCATCGCTTGAACACATTTCTCTTGGCTCATTTCACCCAAATCTTTTCCAATATACCCGTGACAGAACTGATAATTCGTGCCATAAATATAATCGGTTGACGCAATAATCATAAACAATTTATGTTCTTGTGCCATTCGTTTCATAATTTCAATATAGCGCGGACTTTTATGTTCCGAAAACACACCGATTCCCATCAAAAGCAATAGCTTCCAATAATCCATTACATCCGTAATCCGCATAATTTGTTCGACATTTTCCTCTGATACATTAGATGTAAATGCGTTTGTAATTTCGCCTGGATTCATTTTCGACGCATACTTATATAAATGATCCCGAGTATTCGGTACAAATGTCGGCGGCAATACAATCGTTTGAATGCTTGTTTTCAATGTAGCTAACTTTTGTTTCTTTTCTTTCATTTCCGGCGATAATTTATCATCACTTGTCGATTTATCAGATAACGAATTCCGTGCGTCTTCCAATTCTTTTTCTAATGATTTAATTTGTTCATTCAATTTTCGATTGTATTGAATCTTTTCCATTATTTCTTTCAATACATAGTCTGGTATTTTTGCATTTTGTATGTAAAATTGCGCGATTTTATTAATATCATCAGCCAAGAATATAGTTGGCCCATCTGTCAATGTATGTGCGTCTGTTGTCACAATATTCACATTTGATTCATGATACTTTTTACGTGTATTCGTCAATTCAGTATAAATTTCACTATACAACTCTGGCTTTAAATTGCCTAACAATTCCAAGTAAAATACTTTAATTGAGCCCATATTCACCATATCTATCTCGGTAAAATATGTATTCAAATTATAGCGGTCTGTTTTCATATATTTTTTACCACCCTTATGGATAAGCATTATAAATCGTATTGCTTCGCGTAAATCAATATACCGCAACAATGTCTTGTGTTCTTTGCAATGTTCAACAACATCAAGAATTTTAGCATAGTCATCATATAAATAATGTGGCATTTCGGCAAACCCTTCACGATTTATCAATGGAATTGTTTTCTTACAATCATAACTAATGACTTCATGAACATCCACGTTATTAAAACGTGAGCAGAAATCCATAATTGTATCGGTTATTTCTTTTTGTTGTGGAAGGGTCGCCGATGATAATACCATGTTAGGTATCAGATTTTCACACCAATTCTTGTTAATTAACTTATGTAGGTCATGTTCTGTATAGTCCATCGTCATCGTCGGTTCGTCCCAGTAAGTAATTATCTTTTCTTTTGGATTAAATGCTAACATGTAAAGCATTGCTGGTATATAGGATTGAACATCACTAATCATTAATTCTACTTTTTCACCTTGCGAATTATCTACCTTACCAATGCCTCCGCTTTTCGTATGTTTGGTGTATTCTTTCGCCGCAAAATAATGTAAGCGAATATCTTCCGCATCATTACAACCAAATGCAAAGGCTATTTTCTTTTGCATTGAAATCGCCGCTTTTGCCAACGATAAACCAACGTGCCGTGCGGCACAAACAAAAATCACGCGATGGGTTGTTGACAAACCTAATGGAGACATGGTTTTTCCAGTACCCGTCGGCGCAATGTATAAAATCAATTTCGGTGCTGGGTTTTTACATAGAGTGAAAAGCTGTTTTTGATGGTCATACAATGTTTCATCTGCGTATTTCAAAAGATATTCATTCTTTTCAATCAATTCGTATCCCTGCTCGACCATATCGGTTATTAAATTCACATAATTCCCATTATCCGTATAACATTCTACAAACTTTTGACTAAGAATTGAGTGTATTTTCTCACGCAATTCATTATTAACCCCTTCAATCTTATACTTCATTAATTTGTAAAGTGTAAAATAATAATACATCCATTTGGTTTTATTGGCTTCGCTCTTTTTGACTCGATTTTTGCTCTTATTATCATTTTCTTCTGCTTGATGTTGTAGTAATTTCTCCAACAGGTCAATCAGTATATATTCAAATATCATATGTTTCTGCTCTTCAATATTTTTTGTTGTATTTTCCATACGAATTATATCTGCTTTCTTCAGGACAATTGGTTTCTCTTTTTTTGTCGGTGTTGATGCGGATGCGGATGCGGATGCGGATGCGGATGCCGATGCCGGAACAATATTGAATTTTTTATATAATTTTGACATTGTATCGTGAAAATAATTCTTATAAATATAACTATCAAACTTTTTCGAATCTGTCATTTTCATATGCTGTGCTATTGAAGAAGTATAATTCCGCGAGATATTTACATCATTGTATCCATCACTAATAAGAGATAAGATTCGCTTTTCTGAATCAACGCAGGGCACTTCAATACTAGTCCATTCTTCTTTGGTAAGTTTGCTTTGTTTTGTAATGAATTCCGTCATGATAATAGTGAGGGGGTTGGTATATTATATAGTTTCGTAGTCTATCTTTATTTCAATTTTAAAAACAATAAAATATTCATATAAATGTATTATTTATTTTAATAATAAATTGAATTGTATTAAACATATTATTTTATTATAACATATCATAATTAAGAATGGAAATGGATAAGCAGCCGATTGTTATTTCGATTGAAGGCAATATTGGGTCAGGTAAATCAACATTGCTTGAACATTTACGTCAGAAATATCAAGGCGACGATAGTATTTGTTTTGTAGAAGAACCCGTCCATATTTGGAATACCATCAAGGATACTGCCGGCGTGACTATTTTAGAAAAATATTATGCCGATCAATATAAATACGCTTTTCCTTTTCAAATGATGGCTTACATCTCGCGACTTTCTATTTTACGGCAGGCTTTAAAAAATAAAAAGTATAAAATAATCTTTATTGAACGAAGTGTTTATACTGATGTAGCTGTTTTCGCCAAAATGTTATATGATGATAAGAAAATTGAAGAAATTGAATACAGCATTTACATGAAATGGTTTTACGAATTTATTGAGGATTTACCGCCAATTCGCTTTGTCTATCTACGAACGAACCCTGATATTTCTTTAGAACGTGTTGTGAAACGTGCTCGGCAAGGAGAAACAATTCCTTTGAAATACATGAAACAATGCCACGATTACCATGAAAACTGGTTAATGAAATCGAATGCATACAATTCTAGTTATGAACCGCTCTTGGTTTTGAATGCCAATTCGGATATTTCCGAAAAATTAACAACATGGATTGAAAATATTAAAGGCATTATGGTTTAATAATAAACCTTTTATTAATGTTAATGTAAATTGATTAATATATTTATATTTTTATATATTAATAGACAAGATGGAGAATGTTGTTGCATGTAATTTTCCACCAACCGAAATTAATCATGACTTAAATCCACCGGTAAAGATAAGTTTAACATCAGGAAATATTCATTTTAAAAATTTATACTCAACTTCTATAGGATTATGTTCAGGTAAACAACCTACTCATTATCATAATGATTCAAATATGTTTGAATATGTTTTTCAACAACCATTGGAAAGTTTAAAAAGTGTGACGAACATTGATACTAATATGCAACTTATCAATGGTGTCGTTTGTAAAATAAAAGGAATAAATAAACCTTATGATAATAAATTGTTTAATTTGTTTAAAGATGATAATAATACATTGTTTGATGATATTTTTTTTGTAATTGATACTGGTGACAATTTAAGAGATACATTAGTTGGATTAACCCCGCCAAAAAATATTAATATACATCATATTCATTCAAATGCTACACTAGCAGATAGTGCTCCCAAAACAAGACCTGATTCGATAAAATATAGTAAGAATAATGCTAATGTCAAGTTATATTCTTGGTATTATAATAATAATTTAACTACAAGTAATCAAGATAAAATATTAATTTCTTCATTTAATGTAGAAAATATAAAAAAACCACAAAGTTGGGATATTGAACAAAAATGGACGACGACATTTATCCAAGATGGGATCCAAGATGAGAGTCAGTATAAAAATAGGGTTGATAATGCTAAAAAAGAAAATAACAAAAATGTTATAAAGGCATATTTAGAAACATATGTTATACCTAACACATCAAGTGAATTTTCAATTAAATCAAAAATACACAGCTCGTATTTTATTCAAAGAAAAAGATCAGGTGATTATTTTCAGATATGGTTTGCTTACAATTTGCCTAATTTAATAAGGTCGTCGTGGAGATTTAATCTGGCGAACAAGTCGGTTAATGCGAAAGGTGATGTTGCTGATGCTACTGCTGCTGCTGCTGCTTTTAATGTTCCTGGTGATATATTTCAAGTATATAGTAAAAAAAAATATGACCCTATTGAATTTAAAAAAAGATTATTTTTTGTAACAGGTGATTGGCCTGCAGTTTGTTGGGCTGTATTAAATAAAATTAATACTATAATGGTTTTTAAACATCCATCAATAATTGAAAAATCTTGTATTTATAAATTTTCATTTTAAATAATTATATTATTATATATTAGTTAAATCATATTATGGATGAGAATGATAAGAATATTAGTGTCTTACTTACATTTGAATCATCCGATAATTTTATGTCATATTATTATGATGAAAAAAATGAAAATTTTGCTGAATATATAGTTAATAATAGCATTTTTGATATAGTATTTGATCTATATAACAAACAATATCATCATGTTCCTATAGAATTAAAAGATTATTTACCGAATAATGAAGATCAAATTAATATTTTAGATGATACAGAATGGAAAACAAGTTCAATGCGTTATTTGTTATATGATAAATTATATGATAATAACACCATATTAATAAATTTTCTATTATACACGAATGATTGTTTTCAAATGTTAACTAACCATAAAAACATAGAAGAAGATAAAAACACACAAGAATTATATCTTATTATATGGTTTGATTTATTTATAAAATTATATACTTTAGTTGTAGGATTGAATCTAGATAACATACATAATATAACGGAGGATGATATAAATAAAATAGGAACAGATTGGTATAAAAAAATATATACAAAAGTAGTAGAACCTTGGGTCAAACCTTGGAACGAAATTACATCTGTATTAAAAGATATAAGAGATGAAAGAATAGTAGAGGTTAATAAAATGGATACCTATAATGATATGGTGAATCATTATGATGACATATTTTCGTATAAGCCTACGATGCCGCTATCAAGTTATCGTGATCCTAGTGATCGTGATCGTGGTCGTCGTGAAAGTGAACGTGAAAGTGAACGTGAACGTGATCGTAGTTATCGTAGTGATCGTGATCGTAATCCTTATCGTAATCCTTATCGTAATCCTTATCGTAGTGATCGTAGTAATCGTAATCCCATATCTGCATTCGGAGGAAAAAAACGACGCACTACAAGAAAACTACGTAATAAAAAATATATTACAAAAAAGAAACGTATTACCCGAAATAATAAAAAGAGAAAGAACATCAATAAAAACAATAAAAAATATACCAGAAAACATAAAAAACAATTACGAAAGAAAAAATATTCTATTCGTAAATTTAACTATTAATATTAATATTAATTAATAACTTTTATAAAAAAATTGAATTCTTTTTTATAAAAGATAAAAGTATTACATACTTACAAGACAACAAGATGCAATCAGACAACAAGATGCAATCAGACAACAAGATGCAATCAATGAACGATTTGACTATGGAGAATTTGAAGATGGAAGATTCTTTCTATACATTGATTTATTGTACAAAGCATAATATTGGAACAGCAATTAAAGGTTATGCTACCCAAGATGAAAGCGATGGTTCAATCACAAAAGGTTATTATGATTCTCCGCCAGAAAATTACAAAATGAATCATTTGACTGAATGTAATCACCAAGATTGGCATAATATGGGCGTCATTTATTATGGCGCAATTTCGAAGGCGGATGCGGAGGCGGTGGAACCTGAATTCAATACCGAAGCCGAATTCGACCAAGCGGATGTCCAAGTTGTCAAAAGCATTCGGATGACTTATGATGATTTTCAAGGAGATTTCAAATTCGGTGATTATAAGCACAATATTACAACAAATAAAGGACACGAATTATACTTGAATGAAGACTCCAAATTATATGGATGGTTTAAAACTATTTGCTCATAAATACAAAAAAAATCATATATATCAAAAAATCAGAAAACGTAAAAAAACACGATTCTGGGTCTGACGATCCGTTTTGGGTTTTGGACATTTATAAATGTCCATTTTGGGAAAGTGGCCTCCCTCCTTTTTCTGAAAAAACGTGAAAAAGTGACTTGTGACTGAAATGCTCTCATTTCGGTTTTTTTATGGAAAATGTTGTTATGATAAACTTTTTTCATGGAATTATAAATGTTTTGAAAACTATTTAGGCGTTTTTTTTGTTCTATATATATATAGAACATAATGAACAAAAAAAACGCCAAAAACGCCAAAACGAATGAATGTAAAAAATGTGTCTTTAAATGCTGTAAGAAAAGTGAATGGAATAGACATATAATGACAAGTAAACATATAAATAATCATAATTTAGAATATTTAGAACAAAAAACCACCGAATATCCATTTATATGTAAATATTGCGACAAAGGGTATAATGTTCGTAATAGTTTATGGTATCATGAAAAAAAATGTGTTGGTAAAAATGAGGATGAAAATATTATATTAGATAATAATCTAACAAAAAATTCATCCGAAGTAGTACACCTAACCAACTTGGTATTTAAATTAATGACTAATAATGAAGAAATTCAAAAAAAACAAAATGAATTTCAAAAGCAAACATTAGATATGCAGCAACAAACCCAAGATATACAAAAACAGATGATTGATGTCTGTAAAACAAGCGGTACTAATAATAATAATAATAATACTTACAATAATAATAGCAATAACAAGACCTTCAATATGCAAGTGTTTCTGAACGAGAAATGCAAGGATGCGATGAATATCATGGATTTTGTCAATTCAATGACGCTACAACTCTCGGATTTGGAAGATGTCGGCGAGCTCGGATATGTAGAAGGTATTAGTAAAATCATTATAAGAAAACTCAATGAGATGGATGTCTATAAACGTCCGATTCATTGCAGCGACTACAAGCGAGAAGTAATGTATGTTCGCGATGATGATATATGGGAGAAGGAAAATAGCACTTATGACAAACTTCGAAAGGCCATAAAGCATATTACGAAA